GTTTATAGTCTTAAAACATTAAACAAGTAAACCACCAGGTTTACAAGATTAAAGTTAGAACTGTGCCAAAAAGTGGTCAGGCCAGAAGCGTGCCATAGTTTTTGGTGGTCCATAATTAAAATCCAAGATGTTACGTTGAATATCAAGTATTGTAGGAAATTCTGCGCAAGAAGGTAACTCGTTGTAGGGTTCGCCGGTCCAGAGAGTGCGTCGGAGTGCTTCTTCATCAGGCGTGAAGCCTTGTGAAGCTAGGTACTCGTAAACGTCTCGACAGACGTGATAGACTTGCTTGTCTCTTCCGAGACTAGCGTATGCGATGCCTACTGCAGTTGCCATTGTTCTAGGTGCACTGGGGTCAGTGTGCTTAGTGTGGTAGAACTGCGCAAGTAAGTCAAGTGGGTTGCGATGAGGTAAGCCCTTTTGGTTAGTGTAACCAAGGACTGTAAATCCATCGATTCCATTGACAATTTCGCATTTTTCAGGTCTGATTACAGACCCAAAGTAGTGATCGTCTATTCGTTGGTATTCTTGTAAGAATGAGTCGTGTTGATTGGGTGGAATAATTAAAGCTAGTTGAAGTAAGATATCATCTCCTTCTCCTTTGTATATTAAGATGTCGGATTCTGAGAATCCCATCTTGAATAGTACTGTTGAATTAGTTATACCGAAATGAAGTGTATCATAGTACTGAACGGTGTAGATGCCAGAGGGCATTCCAAACCATTTTCGTTTATACATTCGACCGTCGTGAATTACAGTCGGTGTATTTCTAAATACGTAACAAATCCATTTCCAAAGTCGGAAAAGTCGATTTGTCTTGTTTTCATCCCAATTGATGTGTGTGTTTGAATACTCTTTTGTTGGTATGTATCCATGTTCGAAGTCTATGTATGATTCAACGATAGTGTCAATATCGTCTTGAATTTCGAAAGCATAGTATTTATCGAATCGTGATTTGTCTAGTGTGACAATTGAAGCATGGTGATGTGATCTCCATAATTCATGGTTGAGTCGTAGCATTCCGCCAAGGATAGTTTCGTATCCCCATAGGAGTGGGCTGCGGCCTGGGTATCTTTTGTAGTAAGCAAAAAGAGGCCATAGGAACATAATGCATGTAAGATTTGCTGGTCGTGGAAAACCAGATATTGAGCGAATTTTATTTTCGTCAGTTTTATCTATTAATGCTGTTTTGTTGTGTAGCTGAATGTGGTACATATATTTATTGAATGAGGCAGTTCCGTCTTTGATTTCATGAAGGAATCGTCTTGTCCAGTCAAATATAATAGGTTTCATATTGCCGAAAGATTTCTTAGCATTTTCGGGTATGTTGTGAATTTCCCTGTAGTGTGGGTCATTTAACATATCGATGAAGAATTTATCGGTTGAAAAGGGTGCTTCAGCGTTTGAAGAGTTTTCGTGTGGGTAATGGTGCTCAATGTCCAGAAAGTGTACAGGTCGTACTTTTTGTGGGGGAGCAAATTGCCTGTGTATATAGTTGAGGGCGTGCATATAATGATTATCTTTTATCATAGGTCGGTAGGGTAGATCTCCTTTGAAGAAATCGTCTTCGATTGATTGTATTGATGTGATATCAGAACGCTTTTTCTCGTGTAAAATATATTCAATTTGTGACGGGTAAAGGTTGCCGATGAATGCCTTGTGTAAGGTCTTTTTCATTGCTTCGATTGAGGAAACATGTGGCTGGGGGGCCCGTGGTCTTAAGTGGGTGTGGCCAATAAGTTCAAAGTTTGTCGTGATTGACAAATTTTCAAATTGTTGTGTGAGGCTGTCCATTGTGTGTGTGTGTGGTGAGAGTGTAAAAGATTCAAGTGGCGAGTAAGTA